AGAACATCCTCTACCACTTCAGATGTAAGAGTATCTGCAAGTTTGCGGACAGTTGAAACGGAAAGAGTCATTTTACGTTCAATTTAAGTTTGAGTGCTTGCAATGCTTGTTTCCTTGCTTTGAGTTTCCCCTTGCAAGTTCCTTTTGTAGTCTTATCCTTTCCTGAATTGTGTTGCCAATTTGGAGTAGTCATTGCCTTGATGTCTCATAGGACTATGATAGGGCATCAGAGGGGTCTGTGGGCGTCTATAGGGACACTAGAAGAAGTGTCCCTTGCATCATCCTCTTGCTGCTGTTTTAGTAGTGCTTCATTTGCTGCTTCTCTTTCAGCAGCAATCTCACGCATCTCATCTAATGTTAAGTCTTTCATTGATTTGATTAGTAGACACTAGTATCTATTAAAATCCAATCCAAATCAAGTCTGTCAAGGTATTGAATCAATTCATACTCATTATCAGGGAGCATTTCTTCTTCATCTAACTCAAATGATGCTTCACATAAACCAGGTCCAAACTCTGGTGGATCATAAAGAGTTTGATCGTGTGCCAAGATAGAATCTTCAACAATCGCAGTTACAGTAACTATTCCAAACTCATCACAATCAACTTTTTCGATTTGTTGGATAGTCATTTTAGAAATTATTAAATGGACTATGGAGAATAGCGGTTCTGCCCCGCTTTCTTATCTGTGCAAGAGATAGATTTTACTAATTAAACTAATTCCCCAGAATAGAGACCAAACTATGTTGGTCTCTAAGTATCAAACACTCAAAGAGTAATCAAGTTCCTCATTTTTGACTTCATAATCGCCAATGAGTTCAACGTAATCTTCAAGATCAATGCCAAGATAATTCATTGCGAAATCTTCATAGTCATTGATTGGATTTTGATTGCTAATAAACATTGAAACCTCCTTGACTTGATGAATGAATCATAACACGATTATCGTACCCCGTAAAGGTTATTGTGCCACTAAAAGAAGTGGCACAGTAGTATTAGTTATACACTCAACGTGTGTATAATTGACTACTTATCAAACTTCTCTAGAAATTCATCAATTTTCCTAATCTTTTCAGTGTAGTCTGCAACCAGATCTGCGTGAGGATAATTGTAATACTCTGGACGTTTCAAGCAATTAAGTAGATGCTGCTTCACTGCTCTTTGAATATCACATTCAGCAAGTATTCCAGTTCGTATTTCACTCATCACCATTCTCCTCTTTGAACGTGGATTTTGCGGATTTCAGTGTAAATAAACTTCTTCAGTTTAGGATCTTCAGTAGCATCAAATGCTTTGTAAAGACGATTAAGATAATCATCTTGCTTGGTGCATTTGACTACTTTAACATTAGTTACACCAAGTTCTTTAAGAGAAGAACCTGATTTTACCTTCGCACGTCCAAAATTTCCAGATACAACACCTTGAGTACGAAGTTTGGGACGAATCTTAGAAAGATTTGAATTAGCGAAATTAGTAGTCATTGAACTCACTTGAAGGAAACATTAACACCAACTACTTTTGCTTTGGGATTTCTCGCAAGTGCAGTTTGACGTGCATCTTGTGGATTGGTTGCTTGCACTTCTTCCTTAAAGACTTTACCACCAACGTAGAGATCAACAACGTACTTCATAGAGTGGGTTTGTTTTGTATGAGTGTATTGTAGCAGGGAAACCCCCGTAGGTCCAGCGGTCTTGTGCCAGTTCAGGGAGTGTCCGCTTTGGCGCGACCTTTGGAGACTAATCCATTGTCATAGAAGTATTTTACCCTCTCTCGCCGCGCTTGAAGAAGCATATCATACTCTTCTTGTTGTTGTTTATTCAAACTAAAATCTTGCCGCCTCCAAATTTGTTGAAGTTCTTGAAGATGCGGGAGAACATTTACAGTATCAGTCATTAATTTCAATAATCGTAATTGGACTTCAGAAAAGAATTGAATGTTTGATCTTCATCTTCTTCATCAAGGAAACCATCAAAAGATGCTTCTGCAAAATCAAAACCAGAAGTCTCTTCTACTTGGAAATCATCAAAATCGTCCATTGACCTCTCTCATCTGAACTTAAGTATCATACCCCAAAATGGGAGGTTTGGGAAGGGGTGATGGACGGTTTCCCAATCGTCCACTCAACGATTTACAATATCCTTTAATCTTTGTTTTTTTGCAGATAGTTGTGCGTATGCTTCACGCTCCATTTCATCATGAGATTGTCTAATTTGCTGTCCTTTCCAACGAGCAGATTGTCTTGCAACTTGCTTATTGTATTCACTAGGCTCCATATGTGGAGTTTGCTCTGTTTGTAATTCTCTTTTAATTTCTTGCTTGAGTTGTTCTTTTTCTTGTCTTTTTTTCTCTTGATTTTGAGATCTTTCTCTATATGCTGATACTCTATCTTTATATGCCTGCATTTGATCCAATTGCCTTTGACGCAGTTGTTGTCTTCTCTGTGTGAGTCTATTTACATCCTCATTAAATTGCGTAAAGGTTTTCATTATCCTAATCTTTTTAGATATTTATAAAAAAAGAGGGCACTTAGACCCTCTCATACTTTATTTTGACTGCTTTGATCCAGTCATACGATCATATATTTTTTGCGCTCTAGGATCTTTTAGAGTTTGACCTTTATTCCACTTCTTTTTCTCATTCTCATTCTCATTCTTTTCTTCAATGATACTATCAATCCACTCTTCACTCATATATTCTATAATTGCTTCTGCTGCTGGTTCAGAATCAGCATATCCTTCATCGAGGAGATGAGAAAAAATAGTATCATAAAGATCTATTTCTTCTTTACGGAGACCTTTGAGTGTGAGTGCAAGTCTTGCTCTTTTTCCTAATTTACCACCTTTTTTGGCAGCAGATCTTAATGTCTTTGTTGGAATATTTTCCTCTTCAGGAACACCAAGTTGCTTACTTAATGAACCTGGTTTTTTGATTGCCTTTTGAATCCACTTTTCTTCTTCATTCAATTCCTCAAGGCAAATCTCATACATATCATCCCAAGTGTATGACGAAAGATCATATCCCTCATCAATGAGAGCATCTACAATCCATTCAATATCTTCTCTCTGAAGTGCTGCTGCTCTTTTTGCTGCTTTATTACCTCTACCGTGTTTCAGATCAGCACCATATTTACTATAACCCGCTTTCAAATAACGATCGTGTGCATCTGCAGATTGCTGAGCGACTTTTTTAGTATATACAGAACCACCATATTTCTCTTGGTCTCTTTCTGCTCTTGCACGAGACCTATTGAGAATTTGTCTCTTTGCAGAAGTATCAGATCTTTCTGGACCAACATTATATCTTCTGCGGAGAAATTCACCTCTACTTTCGGGTTTGGGTGCTTCTACCTCTTGTTTCTTACCACCAAGAAGTTTTTTTACAGCAGAGCGAAGACCTTCCTCAATTTGTTGAGATTGATAAACATTCATATAAGATTCTTGTAAAGCACGAATATCTTTTGAATTCATTTGTATTTTGGAGCACTATGGTAATATTTATATTTACTCAAATTCAAATGGTCTATTAGTTTTTCTTGGTTCTGGTGTTTGATACACTGGAAGAACAGAAGATTCGATAATACATTTAACAGGTTTTGGTTCTGCTTGAATTATATGAGTTCTTACTGCGTTAAAGACAATAAAACAGTTTGTGATAAAAATAGACAGAAACATGATAAGTCGAATTATTGCAACTTTATCTGCCTCTTTATCACATTCACTCGCTTTTTCCCCAAGTGCTTTAGAAATGAGACGAAACAGAGTTTTCCTCTTCATCATAGATTGAATTGCGTGACTTAATATATTTTAGATTTTCCCAATCACTTTTATAACAAACAACAAGAAGTCTATTATTTGCATGAAATGGAGCATCCAAAAGATTTATATCATCTTTTGGATGAACTCTAGTTTCAATAGTCAGATACTCATCATCTTTGTAGTAAATCCATCCTTTGATGTGAGGTTTCCACTCAACATAGTCATTTACTTTAGGGTCATACTTCATATTCCTTCTCGACGCACAGAAGAGAAATTAAAGTTTTGAGTTTAGCAATCTCTTCTTCTTGTTCGTTGATTTTATTCTGAAGACGACTAATTTGTGTTTGATATTGAGTCTTCAGATCAAACAACATTTTATTGGTGTGCATAACGTGATTTGTCATTGATTATACAATGAAAGTTTCTACTACTCGTGATTGCTCTTCGTTTTCAAGAGAAAATCGTTGTGCTTTAATTACGTTTTCCCTCAACTTACCATATTGCTCCGTCCATTCTTCATTGTCCCAATCAACAATCAAGTCAAAACATTCATCATCATTTTCGGCAATTACATTTAGCAATCCACCATCACTATGAGAAGAGGGTGCATAATAATCGACGATATACAGAAACTTTGTCATTTGTATTTGTAAATTACCTCTTAATTGTAATAGTTTTCGTCGCCTTCGTCAAGGTTATTTTGGTCGGCAGCAAATATAAATGCTGCACCAATTGTAAGTAGAGAACCTAGTCCCACTCCAAGTAGAAAAGTCATTTCAGTTTTGATTGTTGGAATAAAGAATGTCTAGCATTTGTTGGTAGTAGTTATCTGCTTCTACCTCACATTGATGAGATTCATTTGCATCTTCAATCTCATATTGTTTCATATTAAGAGAGTGAATCACGTTGTCTAGAAGATTAGTCAGTGCTTCAATCTTTTGGGTATCAGTCATTTGAGTGCGTTTTGTCCGATTGTGTGCTGAATCATTCTCACTGCCATACGAAAGTTTCCAAAGTCCATAGTTTTATCTTCTTCACAGAAGTCCTCAAAAATCTTTTTGATTTGTTCGTCAGTGATTTGTGGGTCAATCATTGGGGTTGTTTTGTATGAAGTCATTATAGAGCATCAGGAGGGTCTTGTGGGAGTATAGTGTGCCAGTTCTTAAAGTGGCACCTTACTCACCATTCTAAAACCTTTGTGCTGTTTGTATCTTCCCGTGAAAGTTCTTGTAAGATTTACTCTTTTCAAGTCATATCTTTTACAAAAATCTCTTAAACTTTTTGTCTTATGTGTAATGTTGTTCTCAAGTTCTATTATATGATATTCATACTCTGCGTTTGATTCCCTTATTCTTTCCTTCAAATCATTATCAAGTTTTATCCCATATCTTGGATTATTTTGTTTTCTTGTTTTCTTTTGTATTTTACTTTTGGTCTCTTCCGAAAGTAACCTACCATTCATTCCACCAGTATCACTATTATATCCATTTTTAAATGTATCATATATTCTTATCCAATACATTTCTCTTTCATTTATCAAATCAAAATCACATTCTTCAATCACACCATAAATGAAGTTATTTTTACCATATTTCTTTATGGCACGGTGAAATTTATATTGTGAGTTAGAAGACCTACAAAAGTGGTCATTTATTCTATATTGTAGTTTTTGTATTGTTTGCCCTATGTATTTCTTTCCTGTTGAAATACAATAGACACAATAGATAGTGCCTTTCATTCTACTCTAATTTGACCGCATATGTATTTATATTAAAAAGGAGGAGATTTCTCTCCTCCATCCTGATAGATTGCGGTCAAATCAGGTATTATTATTTATTTCCTATCGTAGGAAAGAGTTGGCACTGGAAGACCATTCTCTGTAGGTACATAAATGGTCACATTACCATTCTTTGCGCCATCTTCGATACCAGTGATATACAGGTACTGCAGATACTCACGATTGTCCTTCAGACTATCACCAATGATTTGGTTTGCCTTAGCAACACCACCAGCACGAATAATCTCTGCTTCAGCAAGTTGTTGTGCCGAATCTTTCTTTGCTTGTGCTTCCAGAACAGCAACCTGTCGAGTATACTCTGCTTTCTGCAGTTCTGCTTTACCAGCAAGAGATTGTTGCCACACATTATATTGTGGTCCACCAATAAAGATAAGACCACCAACGAAAAACACACCAGCAATAAAGAGAATAGCAGCAGGGTCAATAAATCCGTTTTGTTGTTTCATTTTTGTTCAAACTCCTTCACAAATTGTTCGATTTTTTTGTTGGACTGATAATTGCGGATAATATCCATAATACAATATCCAAAGGCAAATCCTGCCATAATTTCAATTGTGTTGCGAGCAAATCAGGTATGAATATTTATACCATCAGTGCTCCGTTAGGAATCTCAACAACTTCGGGAAGTTTATTTTCAAACTTATTAAGGTTATAACAAATCCATTCATTTTTTTGAGTAAACAAATAGTGATACTCTTCTGCACCATCAGGCAGCA